AAAGCGTCTTGACAGAGATGATGATTACATTGCAGAATTAGAGACAGAAGTTATTAAGTTTCTAGAAGAGGTAGAACAAACAATTATTAAACTAAAGGAGTAGTATATGGCGCAGTATGATAACACAAACACATTTGCATTATTTAAGAATGATAAAGGTGACAATCCTAAACGACCTGATTACGCTGGAACTGCTAACGTAGATGGTATTGAATTTAGAATTAGTGGTTGGATTAGAGAAGGTAAGAACGGTAAATTTATTAGTGGTTCAGTACAAATGAAAGAAACTCAGGGTGAAACAAGAAGTAAACAGGCAGTAGAAGGTGCAGATGATTCCGATTTGCCCTTTTAGTATGAAGAAAGTTAAACCTATTAATGTTAGTGAATTACCAAAATACTTTGTATATAAAGATGGGCATTTGCATTGGATAAAAAACAATAAGAAAGCTGGTACTTTACGTAAAGAGGGATATATAGTAATTCAATATAATAATAGTGTTTATTATGCTCATAGGTTAGTGTGGTCTTTATTAAAAGGTGCAATACCTGATAATATGCAAATAGACCACATTAATCGTGACAAAACAGATAATAGAATTGAAAATTTAAGATTAGTTGATACTAGGGCTAATGCTTTAAATAAAAAGTTTAAGGTTGGTAAAAGCGGTATAGTTGGAGTGACTAAAGATAGAGCTTACTATAAAGTAAGTTTTACTGTAAATGGTAAATCAATTCATGTGGGTAATTTTAAGGATATTAAGGTTGCTGAGAAAACAGCAAAAGAATATTACGAGAACATACTAAAAGATGCTTTCCTTCCCATTACTGAGAAGGAAGCTCTAGTATGAACTATCTGTTCATTACGTATAAAGTTACCTCAAAGCCAAAACGCATTTCTGTAGCTGCTGGAGTTGTCCACATAATATTTTCCTTTTTAAATATATCATGCTTAATTGCATAATATAGTAGAATTATACGCTTGTATGGGTTTGCTAGACACAAGAAAACCATGAAAGGTCTATAATGGATATACATAACTTAGAATTAGAGGTTTCGTGCTACGCTACAGCACTTTACCATGAAGTTAATAATAGAACATTAGAGGAGAAATTGGGTGTCTATTACACTATTCATAATCGTGTTAAATCTGGTCGTTGGGGTAAGTCTGTATGTGATGTTATTTATGCTTCTGGTCAGTTTGCTGTACAGGATGAAAAACATGCGCCTGTTGACAAAGTTACGTTTCTTAAAACTGAATTATTTGTTCTTGATGTTATGCGTGGAAAATATGCTAACCCAGTTGCAAATGCGCTATACTTCCATGATGACTCAATTATGCCGAAACATTCGTGGTTTGGTCATAGCAAGATTACTCACATAGGAAGGATGGTGTTTTACTAATGAAAAAAGAACCTGTAGCATGGCTTTACGAAGAGTTTGACGTTAAGTCTGGTGACCTTAAAAAGTCTTACTTATGGTCATTTCATCCTAAAGAACTGTCATATCTTAATGACTTAAAAAATGCAACACATCATATTAAGATTACACCATTATTTAGAGGTGATAAGATAGAAGAATACAAGTCAATGAATAAGTATTCAGAAGCAACACAACGATTGATTGAAAGTAATAATGGACTCTAAACCACTTAGTCAAGAAGAGATAGTTAAGATATATAAAGAAGCATTTGGCAAAGGTGACCAATTGGTTACAATAGATAGAATATTTAGATTTGCTAGGTTGATAGAACAGGCTCATGGAGTAAAAGATGGCTAAGGGTAAAGTATATAGTGTGGCATACGACAAAGAACAAGCATTAAAAATTATGGCTTATGTAAAGAATAATCCTACAGCTCATAGAACAAAAATAGCTAAAGATTGTATTACAAATTTTTATAGACTTAAATACTTAGAGCAAGAAGGTCTTGTAAATTTACCTAAACCTTTATCTTATGGAGAACGAAATGGAATTGCTAGAAAAAATAATTGATTATATTATATGGATTTTAGTAATTGGTAGTATAATGGGCTTTTTTTATGGTACGTATCAAGTTGTTGATTTATTTTTTATAAGGGGATAGTTATGGTAGATATGGTAAATAGACCTCCACATTATTTAGTGGGTGGTATAGAGGCAATAGACGTGATTAAAAGTCGTTTAACAAAAGAAGAGTATATTGGGTATCTAAAAGGATGTAAGCTCAAGTATGACTTACGTTATCCGTTTAAAGATAATCCACAACAAGATTTAGAGAAGTCTGATTGGTATAAGAATAAGCTATTAGAAGCTACTAAAGATGAAGATGCTATTAACCCACCTGAAGTGGAAGCTATCTTAGAGAGATTTGATGATGAATAAGATATATTGGATATTTATTGTAGTGATGGCATCATTAGCGATATGGGGAACTGAAAAGGCTTTTAGTCAGACTACGACTATACTTGCACCTGATGGTTCTGTGACTGTATGCCAAGTAGGTAGTAATGGTATTGTAGTTTGCGTCTAGTCATCCATAGGCGTTAGCTCACCATAGACTGATAGCTCTTCACCACTAATTTCTATTAGGCTATCATCATCTAGTGTGATGACTATTGTGCTATCACCATGTAGTGGTTCACAAGATACAATCACTCTTCCTAACATATGATTACAAATGATTTCTACTTCTGACCGTTGCATAACAATCCTATATTTTAACAAATTTTTCTGACTTATCTGTTGTTACTTTTTTATTACCTCTAAACCAAGAACCACAAGTTTGACATTGAAATCTTGGATATTTTCCAGCAGTTAATACAGCATAACCACGTTGTTGCACTTTATGACTTGCACAGCTAGGGCATACTTTTTCTTCTGAAAAGTGATTGTGATTAGGATGATTACTTATCCAACCTTTGAACTTGTCATATACTTTCTCTAGCAATACAACATCATTCCTATTGTATTCTTCCATGCGTTTCCATGCTTTACGGTCATTATTCATAACCTTTAACCATAACTCATGCCCTTCATGTTCTGTCTTTTTACCAAGACCTAAACGTTGTGCAATATAGTCTAGTTTGTTAGAAACGAATCTAAATTTACTACGAGATGTTTGTAATAAGTCTATGTGTTTAGCAGGGCTAGGTGGTGACATACCAGCTTCTAGGAACTCTTTATTAAGCATGGGTATATCAAACCTATTGCCATTATAATGAACGATTGCGTCTGCTTCATCCATGAGTGTATGAATAGACTTTAACATAGACTTTCTATCTGACTTATATACAGAGTCAAACATAATTCTTTTATCACCATACCATTTAGCTGCATAGCATAATGTATAAGATGATTCTAATAGTTGGTTAAGAGCAATGTTTTGTTGCCATATACCCCATACAGTTGCAAGATTAGGTGCGCACTCTATATCTAAAAGTAGTATCTTCAAACAATTCCCCTAGTGTTGAGATACTTTATTATATATCAGATATAAAATTAGCATGAGAAATACATACTTGAAATGCGTGATAGCACATAGAATATCGCAGATAAGATAATCTAACATATCTTGATTGTAACTTTTTTAGCTTTCTGTAACTTATCAAACAATTTGTTAAACGCTACTTTAGAGTTACCGATAAAGTCTTTACCTGTCCATGTTGTGCCTACTAATATACATCCTTCTGTATGTTGAGATGTATTGCCTGCATGAATACGAACACCGGTAAAGTTAGGCACATTTTCTAAGAGAGGTAAATCCCTATTGAAACGATTGCTATGATTAATAATGAGGTTATAAGTGCCAGTAGGAATAGCTGTTTGTCCATTTACTTTAGCTCCTTTTCTAACAACATCTTCTAACGTGTAACATTCGTATATATTATCTATATACATTTTGCCTATCGTATAGGTGTCTTTAAACTCAAACCTTTTTACTTCAATTAACATTTTTGTCTATATAGGTTAAAGCCTGTGTGAGATATTGCATAGCATACATAAATAGAATAGAGAAACCCATAGCTACGAATAATAGGCATACCACTAATAATTTAAGTATTGCTAGACCGATAAAGTTAAGTATGTTTAAGACTATCATTTTCTAAGTGTCAAATACATTCTCTCGCCAATCACGAAAGACATACAAGCTCCAGTCATGTCAAGGAATATTGCGACTACAGATGCACCTACAATGTCAGGTGTAAATACAATAACGCCAGTAAATATCATAATAGAACTAATAATGACATATCTGAATGAAGCTCTTAAATTTATAATCCATTTGGAAGGTTCACCATTGACACCATCTAATGCTGCTAAAGCCTGTAGTTTTGCAGCTTCAGCTTCCATGAGTTTAACTCGTTCTTCTACGTTTTGTGGTTGACCACCTGCACCACCT